GGCACGCTGCCGTGGATTCCCTGCCTTCAAACGAATCGCATCGTATGTCTCTTTGAAATTTGCACTCACCTCATCCGTAAGACTCTTCCCATCCGGACGTTCAAGAGCATTAATCCCTAACAGGGTTTGATAGCCAGAATCTTTGTTGTAACGAAGATCAAGGCGCTTCTCTTCGAGCTGAGTAATCAAATCCTTGGCGCGAACCTGATCAAGTTCGCTCTGCCACTTGTCCACAGTCTGAGAGAATTTGTCGAACCTCTCTACTACGCTCTGTGCCAATGCGTCCTGTGAAAACTCTGTTTTAGGAGCCGCTTGAAGACCTCCCATGTTTTCCGTCGAACCAATAGCAACATTGATACTGAATGGATTTTTCGGAACAGTAATAGCCATATCTGCTCCTTATTTAGCGGCGCTCATGCCGCCGGCCGCTTTGCCGGCACCCTTACCAAAGAAGGAGCCAAAGTTCTGCCAGGTACTTCCGCTCATACCGCCGCCTTTTCCGCCACCAGACATGCTGCCCATCATGTCGGAGGATTCCATTGCGCTTCGTACCATCGTCGTAATCGCTGCTGCCCAAGGTGTGATGGATTTCTGCGCAGAGCGAACAGCCAAAGCCTTATTTGAGACGCCTACGGCAGCACGGCGGTATCCGAAAGACTGCGCGACGGCATTCGCCATGATCTGATTGACCTGAATCTCCTTCGAGATGTCGTAATCCGTTAAAACTTCTGCGCTTGAACCCTGAGCCCCAACACGCACACCATGTGCGGCCATGGAAGTTCGAGCCGAGGACTTCTGCTGTCCGGTTTGGAAGGAAATTGCTGAAGCTTGCTGCATGCCTGCACGCATGGCATCATCCGCGGCCGTCTGATACGTTCGCGCCTGCATATCCAGAAGCTCGGCTTGCATGCCAAGAATCGCCTTCTGCTGCTTTGCTTTGCGATAAGAGAGAAACGGGCCAAGCGTATCTTTAACGCCCTGATAACCGATTTTCATCCCCTGGACAAAGTTGTTGAAGTTCGGCATGCTCTTGATGCCTTCACCAATGGAATTGGTCGCTTCAACTTGCGTCATGCCTTTCGTGGCCGAAGACTGCTGCTGCCCCATTGATGTTTGAACAGGGGCATTCCAGGAATACGATCCGGCTCCAGATCGAAAAGTCCCATACGAGTCCCATGGTGATGATCGGTAGACATCAACGTTTAGGAAGCTCAGCGAACCTCTGTTTTCATTCATAGAAAATACCTCTCGAGATGCTCGAAAGGTACTTCCCTACCAGCTCGCTTTATGAACGCCGAAAAATCAAGCCGAGATAATCCCGGTGACCGCCTGTATTGTTACAGGCAGAGGATCCTCCTGTCTAACGCAGATCTGACCGGAATCTGTCCATGAGGGTTTGAGCTGCAATGGAATTTCTCCAGTCACAAGTTCAGCGGGATCTCCTGGTTGTTCTGCCTTACGCTGTTTGTATTCAACCATAGCAATATCATCAAAAGAATGGCCGGCTTGAATCCCTGAGGAACGGTAGACTCGTAGATAGACCTTCGTCACATTCTTCTGCCGAGCAGATCCATAACTCGAATCGTTCAGGACGCAAGGGAGAGTCTTCAGATCACTGGTATATGGCAGCCCTACATGAACAACAGACGCTGGGACTTCAAGGTTAACTCTTCCATCGCTGACTATTTGTTGAGGAAGCACAGCACCATCTGCCAGAATTGATACGGTTTTACCTTCAAGCCACGTTAACCCGCTAACAATCGTCGTTGGATTTCCTCGGTATGTTCCTCCACAATCAACAAAGAAGGCGTCAGCTTGACTGTCAAAGTTACGCTTCGCCATACGTTCAATGAAGCGTTGATTGTCTCGACGAACAACGCAGTAAAGGACATCCTCATCACCTTCGGCAACACAGGCACAGCTCTCAAAGGCGCCGTCTGTCTGATGTTGGTGCCATGCCCCAACTCCCTCAGAAGCAATGTACGTAAGCCCTAGGAGGGTGCCGTCTGAAGAAACAAACCAAAGCATCGGTACAGGTGCTTTTGAGAAAGTTTGGTCCTGTATCGTTTTGAAGTCGAAAAGATGAGGTGCGCGCAGACAGAGATCAGATGTAACAAACCCACCAGCCTGATACTGATATGCAAATTCGCGAACATGACCACCTCGAGCCGCACAATAGATAAGATTATTGTTGACCATCACCGGCTGCACGTTGGAGGCACCTTCAGCCGCCTGTGTTCGAGCACTGAAAGACGTCGGTGTGAGAGAGTCGGAGTTAAGAGAGTCAATGCGAACCTCGGCACCAGATGTCAGCAGTAGAAGTTGCGACAATGGAATGATGTGCCGAATCTGATTGAACTGTGTGACAGCAATTGCATAGGAAATACGATCTTCATCACGAGTTGGCAACGAATAGGAAAAATCAGATTCAGTTGCGGAACGAGACATCACAATGCGTTGAGGATCATTACGCATACCCGCAAAGCACCGGCGCTGTTCGAAATAGCCAACCGCAGCCGGATAGTCTCCGGCATCGCCGACCTGTAAGCGAATAGAAGCGCCTGCGCCACTTGCCGAATAAATGTGAGCTTGAGGATTCGTGTAACCACGCCCGCCACTTCGTATCGTCGCAGAAACAATCTTCCCATCAGCGACGCCGAGCGTAACCTCACCACCAAATCCGGTGGTGTCAGTGATATTACACGTAGGGGATTCAACAACTTCTAGGGGAATAAGAATTCGGTCGTACCACCAATCTTTAGAGCGCGCAAAATCAAAGCGAATTCTTAAATACGGCTTTTTGTAATTCGTCCCAGAATTATTCACGGTAATGCTTGTAATTTTTACTGTATATCGATATTCAGTATATGTCTCATCCGACGTATATCCTTCTCTAGATTCCGTTGATCTCGTGAATTCCCAAGAAACATCAGCCCCAGAACCAGGCCCATTTTCTTTTGGATGGTCGCCGTCGACAATTGCAATCTCTGGGTTCATTAGAGACCCAGAGAAAGATCCAGATTTCCACCCTGACTGAATGATCAGAGCCCCATCCTTATACGTGATACTGGGATTGAAATGATGTCCGGCTTCATCATGTTTAAATTTGTACCTGTCAGTCTTGCACTTGTCCTTGAACGTCTCTAGGAAATTCTTAGGCAGCGGGGCGATCCCCGCAGGCCAATAGCCAGATCCGCCATTCGTAACCGTTGCACTGATAATGCCCTTTGCTTGTTTAAAGACGTCGTCATAACGACGTGGAGTAATGCTCGTATCAGCTTTGATGTTGTCATCAATGATGGATGTTCCATCCGTATCGCCGATATAACCGTAAAGGCCTCCCTGATTCTTGTAGACACGATACCAAGATGCCCCTGCAACTGCATTCCAACTGATCTTGACCGTCGTACCGTATGCATAAAGATTGGCCACAACAGGCACAGATTTTGAAGCCTCACTTTCTGCTGTTTTATCTGCATTGAGCGACGAAACCCGATACTCAAACGTGTAATTGTTTTCATTCTTATCATCTGCAGCCTTTGCATTTCGTTCTGCTTTTACCCCCGTTGGCGCAGAAAGCGTTGGGTTGAAGCTCAATTTCTCGATACGCCAATCGGTGAGACTGTATCGACGCAGTTCGACAGGTGCATACGCAGGATGCACAAGCGTCACAACGTCAGCAGACTGCACATAATGAACATCAAAAACATCGTCTGCTGTCCACGGCGTCTTAATTTCGTATGGCTCATCGCCATTCATAAGAGTCTTGCCTTGAGTATGGAAACGGGCGTATTTATCTCCAAGTTCAATGACCATCGTCTGGTCACTATTGAACGTAAAGGGAATCAATCGACACTTTTTGTTCGAGTATTTTGCGTGATTGACATAGGCAAAACCCGCGCGATTCTCCACCGGTCCTTGTGGAAGAACAACAAAATTCCGGCAAATTTCAAGCCCGGCTTGATACTTCGCGTCGTCAATACGTCCGTACATTTGCGGGGAAACCTCCCCACCAGTAAACGATCTCTGCAGGACCTTAGTTGAAGCCATAAACACCTCCGTCCTGATCGGTGTCAGGCATGAAGACCGTTCGCGCATGTGAACGGCGATTGTTGTTGCGTGCATCAGCTTGCATAGCTTTGCCTAAAGCCTCTTCATAGAGCTTCATGTAATTCGCTGCCATAGTGGCTCCTGAAGAACCTGCGATCATAGGACCAGCGAGATAAGAGGCAAGCAGCCAAGAAAGGGCATCGCAGAAATCTGTAGAGAATGCCTGCGAAGGGACTTCGTCTGACACATAACGAAGCCAAATTGACGGTTCTCTGCAAATAATCACACGAGCATTTTGGAAATTTTCAACGGTGTATTCCGTCAGGCCGCCTCGTGATCGAGATTCGCCTGGAATATGCACACTCAAGAGGTTCAAACAGTCTGCGGGAAGTGCATAAGCATGTTCTTCTTCCCCTAGAGGCTCTGTCAAAAGCGCTGCTGGAGTCTTACGTTTAACAGCGAAGCTCCAGGGGTATTCGCGCAGGATTTTGTCCTTGCAGATCGGATAAAAACGTGCACAGTGGTCGGCCTGCGCCGACCCTTCTGGGGGATCAATCGAAGTTATCGTTGCCTCATCGCCTAATCGAGCAAGCGCAACGTTACAGATATCTACATCAGTTGCCATGGGAACCTCGTAAAACCAACAAAAACGGGGGCCGTAGCCCCCGAGATAAAAGGATCACCTCCTTTCAGACATTCGCTGCGAAGTCGCTAATACGAGCACCGCGTGGCGACGGAGCCTGCAGCGTGATGCCGCAAGTAACATTGCCTTTGAGTGTGCCGGACGTCGCCGCGTTATAGACCGCTTTAAGGTAACGCGGACACGCTTGAGGAAGACGGATGTTCACACCGGCCCCGGCCGTGGTATCAGTGACCGCCGCCGAAGCAACATCAACGAATGTCGTACCATCAACAGATCCCTGAATGGTGACCTTGACGCAACCATGCGTATCTGTATCAAAACGAGCAACAACGAAAAGCTCGTGTTCTGCAACACCAGCCTTACCGATATCGAGAACATTGGTTCCGGTTGCAGAAGCTCCTGAAAGTTTCTGAGTATCCGAGAAAAGAGATTGAGTATCAAGACGCATGAGGCACCTCCTTACTTGATCTGCGCTTCGGTTGTGCTGATCGAATCGGAAACTTCGATCGGGATGTTGAAAAAGAGCGAGCGGAACTGATCTGCAGCCTCAACGATCTTGACCGCATTGGAGCTCTTTTCGATGGCAGCGATTTCAAGAGCCGTTTTGACCTCTTCACAGCAGAACATATGGACGTTGGTCGACAGGTCGGCCGGGATCTTGTTCTTGGCGCGAATGAGCGTTTTAACCAGAACGTCCGAAGTGAACGTGCCGGTGCCGCCGACAAGGTCGGAGATCTTGATATTCGCGACGCGCACAACCCCTCGCCAATCTTCTAAGGCCGTGCCAGCCTGCCACTTATAGTGGTCACGGTAAACCTCATACATGGAGCCATCGGGGAGAGTCTTGGTTTCTTGCCCCTTGTCTGTATGCTGCAGGCCAATCTTTGATCCCTTCGGATAGATGCCGAAGAACTGATCAAGCGAGATGATGAAGATCGATGTGAGATCGTCACCCGTACCGCCAGCATCGATTACGTGCTGTGCTGCCAGAGCACGTTTCGCTCCAGGCAACTGGTTGTAACGTGCAGAAATACCCATAAAACGATCCGGATTGATGTCCGTATCGCCATAGAAAATGGTTTCCGCCATCGTATTACCCATGCCCTGAAAGAATGGCGTCTGTTCAGACAAACGCCATTGAGCAGTGTTGCCGTTGACGTCGGCTAGATCCTTGTCGACCTCGGCATACATTTCGATGTTGCCGCAAGTATCCGTAACCTGTGCAGTCGTGGACTTCTGCGGTTGGACGCCCTGATAGAGCTTGCGGAACGTCGGCTCAGGAATACCCGTACGGATTCCGTGCAGATAACCGTCGGTTTTGTTGCATTCTTTCCAACGCAACAGCTTCAAAATTGGATCGCGCTTAGAAAGCACTTCCGCAATCGGAATAATGCGACCTTCCTGATCAAGGCGGGAAGCCAGATCAACGAGGGTCGGATACTGAGCAACTGGCATGTAGCCTCCTTAGTTCATATTTGAGTTGTAAAAAAACGCCCTAGCCGGATCGGTCGGTGCTGCCGATGACTTCCCCTTCACAACGACGTCGTTGCCGAGAGCTCGGCCGATGTCGCGAAAGGCTCTAATCACTCCCGGATGTTTGTTGAGATGAAGGAACGTAAAGACCTTTTGAGTCTCTTTATCGAGCATTCCGAACGCGCGATTTGCATCAACGAGCGTCTGCTTCCAGTTGCCCTGCCCGATGTCAGGATCAGCTTTAGCTGCCGCGAGAAATTGAGCACCGAGAGCGTCGCGTTGTTCTGCCTGACGTTGTTCAAGGAGCGGAGACATGCGCTCCACAATCGTTGAAAACGTTTTTTGCGAAAGATTGAGCTCTTTGCAAACTTCGCTCAGTCCATGGGCCGCGCCCTCGTCCAACTTAAAACCTTCCGGCAGATTGAGGTTCTCAGTGCTGTAGCCGCCTTCCGGCGAACCCAGTACATCAACACCAACATCATCTTTGTGCTCGTCTGCACCATCCCCATTTGGAATACCCATACCGCTATCTGAATCAGCGGCGGTGTCGGGAGCTAGTTCAGCCGTCCCCGCGGGCGGCGAATGGGGTGTGCCCGAGTCTGCGGGAGCAGCCGCCGTCGGCGTTTCCTCCGATGTCGATGCGGCTGGAGCTGCAGTGGGTTCATCCATTTCGATGTTCCTTTTCCATTAATTCAAGTAACTCTGGACAAGCGGTTTCGACTCGAGCCCGAACAGCAAGACCGATGTCGCGCTGACCAGAAGCAATCGCCATAGCCAACGGCTGAAGCGAAGTAACGCTCTTCGACATCGAACAAAGTTCGAAGATCCAGAAAAAGGCTCTGCGTCCGCTCTTTGTTCCCATCACAACCTTGAGATCCTGAAGAAGCTGCTTTTCGGCATCCTTGCGCCGTTTTGCACGCTCCTCTTCGATCTCAGGATCAAGTGGATCGAAGTCGTCATCGTGTTCGGGATTCATGGTGCCCTCGAGAGTAGAGGCTTTATGGACACTCATCACAACAACCCCTGTACAGCGGCTTGCTGCAAACCGGCAGAATTGACAGCTTGCCCCAGGTTTTTAAGAACATCTGCCTGATTCATGGCCTGCTGCTGCATTGCGGCTTGTTGTTGCACCTGTGTTCTCTGCTGCCGAATGAGTGCGAGGTTCTTACCTGCAACGATCATGGATGGAGGAACACCGTTCATTGACGAGATTTTGTCAACAGCAATGTCCGCATCGAGCTTGTCCAAGACATCCGGTTTCATCTGAGCAATCAAACCTATTTCTTGAATTGTTTTAGTGATGCCTTGAGCGTCTGCAGTACGCTGTGCCTCAGCAAGCACGGAGATGTACTCGACAGAGAGCTGCTGCCCTTGAAGCATTTCGGGCGGCGGCGGCAACAAATCGTCTTCGATCATGAACCCGAAGGCCGTAGCAACCAACGGATCAAGCATTTCGGAGTGCAGGCGCTCGAGCACGGGCCCAAGCATCATGGACTTTTCCTGCTGCAGTGCAGCAACTTCAGTCGCGGTTCTCTGATCTCCGGCCGATGCAGCGATCATTTGGAAGATGTTGACATAAAAAATGCTCTGAAGCTGCTGCTGACGACGAGCAATAAGCGCCTCAAGAGAATCCACAGAAAGACCTCGCAGATCCCAAGCCGGGCGAACCAACTGCGCATCGTTCGGACCGACGGGGATCAAACCGCCGGGCTGAAGAAGTTGATCAAGCTGACCGGTGTAAGTCATGGGATAGACCATTGCCGGATTTGTGCTCTTATCGACGAGTGTTGCCTCTCGAGTTCCGAGGCGTTGCAACGACTTCGAGAACGACAGTGCTAGTGAACCGGGACCATGACCATAAACAGAATTGGCATATGTCATCCAGCGCGGGCAAAGCGCGGGGAATTCGTCAAACCCCGCCTCAGACAGAACCTTCTTGTCAGCACCTTCTTCAAAGTAGACAGAACGCCACGGCTTGTTGAGACCGTCTCGCCTCTGCTCATCGCGATCAAAACGAGGTTCAATCCCATGAATCACATTCACGCGATGGAACGGATCGGTTTGATACAACGACCTCACATTAATACTTACGGCATCAATGCCCCACTGATCGACGATCTGTTTGGCCGTCATGCTCAATCGCCGATACATGGTATCAATGCGCCCATAAGCATCATCGGCCAACCAATACTCCCCAATCGTTAAGTTCTGCAGCGCAATGGTATCGGTCGGATGCCGTCGACAAATCGTGCAGGCAGTGCCGAACACTGGCAGCTCAATGTAGGACTTATGCAGAGCGGAATAGACCTCTGACTTTGCAAATAACAAAAGCATCTGCTTCTGCACGTCATCAAGCCATTGCCGAACATCGGGTTCTTCATCCAGCTTCGGATCTTTGGTAGTGAGTTTCAACCAAGGCCTTGCGGGTGAAGAAACGCCAGAATAGAGACCGGACGAAAGCATGTCGGCGTACTGGATTGGCGTTGGGTCTACGATCTTGCGATGACGCCGCCAACCTTCATAGGACTTCTCCCCTTCAAAAACACCTGCCTGCGGCAAGATGAAATCACGAATATCTCGCCACAACGGCTCCCAAGTAGCCCTCTCTTCCTTGAGCTGACTGAAGCGCTCGAAAACTTTACGCGGTTCGACGCGAGCCATATTTAGGAGCCCAACAGCGTGTTGCCCTTGCCAAGCCGATTCGGATCAACCGGAGCTCCTTGAGCCCCCGAAAGCGAAGTGTTGCCGAGGCCGCCAGTTGTATTACCTTCAAGAAGCGCCGCAAGATCAGCCTGCTTCTGATTAGCCTTGTTGCGCGCCTGATCTTCATTCTGCTGAGCCCTCTTTTCGGCCTCGAGCTGATCTTTGGCTAAATTTTCAGCACGGTCGTTCGCGCGCTTTTCCTGATACGAATCGTACAAACCGAACAAACCGCCGGTAATCGCGCCCCAAACTGAGCTACCCATTAGAGCCTCCTGATGAAAGTGATGAGCGGGACGGGATACGAATCGGAGTGCCGCTTGGCAAGTACCGTTGCGAGCGACGAACCAACGGCGCTTTGCCATTGAAAAGCAATGCAACCACGCTGCTTAGCCTCTCTCTCAGCAAGAACGATCAAACGACCACCGACACCTCGAGACCGATAGGCCTGCATGCAAAAGATCGTGTCGTTCGTTGCAAACAGTCCCGTTGTCTGGGGATGCACTGAGATAAAGACTGAACAGAGCCCCACCGGCCGCTCTCCGTCGAAGGCCACAAGCGAAAAACTCAGACCAACAGCATCAAGCGCCTCATAAACGGCATCGTTTAGTGCCAGCGGGAATCCTTTCAGTCCGGATTCCACAAAGTTGTGCTGAATTAAATCCGTGCAGAGTTGCCTCGCTTGAAGCAATGACATCGTTTCGTATCTCATGCCGGCAGTGTCGAGGCACGACATGAGGCTTTATGGACGCGCTACATGCTGCGCCACTCATTGTCGAAAGCTCGTTCCGGATCATAAGGACGGCGGTTATTCAGCATCTTCGCAAGGCGTGGATCCATTTGTGGAGGTACTGGCGCCGCGAACGTCAAAGCCAGAGCGTCAGCCATATCAGGTGAACGACCAATGCGTTCTTTGATCTTGTCTTTGGGTTCAAGGATCTTTGTGCCGCGGGTTGTAAAACCGTATGTAGGTGCGGCCAGATCGGCCTGCAGTATTTCGTCTGGAGGAATTGCTCCGCCCTTCTCCAGCCACTGCTTCATCTCCCACCACATTTCCATACGGCGATTCTCGAAGATGTCTTTACGCGGCCCTTTACCGCCAAAGTAGACCTCGGCAACATTGAAACGCATTTGCCGAAGACGATCGATGACGCCGGTGCCTTCGCCTGCGTCAATGAAAACCTGTGCCGGGTTGTGCTGGGCGATCTGAATAGCAACACGGTCTGCGACTTCCATGTTGTCAAGCCCACGAATGACGATCGGCGGGAAAGCCACGAGCCCCTGCCGTCGGAATATCACGGTGGAATCAGAACCAAAGCGGGCGACGTCGACACCGAGCACAACAGGCGCAGACGAGTAATCACGCTCAGCGTAATGCCTGCCTGCGGCGGCTCGAACCGTGTCAATGCTGATCAAATTGTCATCTGACGCAGCATTGAAGTCGCACAGGAACTCCTGCCGGTACTCGTTCTCAGACATTTCCTTGCGCAGACTTTCGAGCTCCTTCTCTGGAATAACACGCGTTTGTTCAACACCGTAGACCATAGCCTTCCACTCTTTCTCGCCTTTAGCCTCTCGTGCTAGCGCTAAGTCATACATCTGGCTGAACAGATTGATGCCCTTCGGCGTTCCAATGAAGACTGCCCACCCCTTGCGGTCGGCTAAGGCCGGACGGATGATCTCGCCCCAAACTTCAGGCTTCATCTGCGCTACTTCATCCATCACTACGCCATCAAAATAAAGCCCTCGCAGAGCATCGGGGTTGTCCGCGCCAAAGATGCGAATCGTCGCTCTGTTGGGCAGGATGATCGATAGTTCGCCCTCGTTGATCTTGCAGTACGGTATCGGCGACGTGTAATGCTTGAGGTAGGACCACGCAATAGCCTTCGCCTGCACACGAAACGGTGCTATGTATGCGTAAAAACCACGCTCCTTGCCATCAACAATGGCGCGTTTAATTAAGTGATTGACCGCTAGAACCGTCTTCCCCATTCGGCGATGCGCAACCAGAACGCAGAAGCGATGAGCATCAAACCTCCGATGGATTTCGTCCTGAGGATAACGCGGCCAATATGGAATTTTGACAGCAGTCTCAGTCACGTCTCAGTGTCCTCTTTTTTAGCCGCGGCGGCCCGATCCCAATAGAGCCTCAAACCGCCTTCAATTTCTGACGCAACTTTCTCGACAGGCTTTTCGCCAACGGTATCGCGAATGGCGACAAATGCCTTGACATCACCGGCAAGTGCAGCTTCAAGCATGGACGCAACGACAGCCTCACCGTAAGTGCCTTCGCCCTCACACTGCTTCATGAGCGCAATTTCCAGAAGCTCTTTGAAGGTCTTACGTCGACGCCGGGAAACTCCAGATGCACGACCTGCCTTTTTCGCATTTTCTCGGCGTTCACTCGGCGTTCGTTTCGAATTTGGGATCAAATTGCTTTCGTTTGCCATCACACTTTCTTCCTCTTCCAATTTGTCGGAGTCTTGCCTCTGAGAACGCCATGACAAACAGCCCAAACGGTCGATTTGGGCATCTCCATCTTTATGGCAATACAAGCGACGGTAAAGCCGGCATCCCAAAGAGCAAGCACCTCATCAATTTCAGCATCGGTATAGATCGCTCTATGGTGATACTGACCAATGCTGTCCCCTTTAACGCCTACAGGCACCATTTCAGTTCTTCCGGAAGAACTTCGGCCA